TGCCGATCATTGTGTTACCCATCCGATAAGGGGATGGACTAAATACGTCTGTGCTTACGCCGCCTGTTTGTGAGACTTGGCGCGCCTGCCATATATCTACAGCCATAATCATAGCTGCCTCGCGAACACTCGCGTTAGCGCTATACGCCTGTGTCTTTGTATCTGTACCTACGGCGCTGCCGCTAGGCATTACACGTCTAAAGTTTTGGTTAGCAGCTGTTTTAGCATATTGAATAATGCTAAGGCCGTTTGGATAATGTTGGTTAAGCCAGCCATACATATAAGTGTTTATGCCAAAAGTACTACCAGTAGACCAAGGGATCGTGCCGGTGACTGTATAGCTGCCCGCAAAAGTACTGCCAGCCCCAGCAATAGTTACCGTTTCCCCAACGGTAAATAAGCCAGGGTTAGCTAGCACCACGCTTGCAACGTTTGAAGCTAATGAAGTTCCCACCACAGGCGCGGAGTCAAACCAAAGGAAGGCGTTGATTTGATCCTCAGCGGCCTGGCAACACGCTTCTACATCGCTGTCGGAATACAAACTACCGATACCAAGATTTGATCTCAGTTCGGCCATAGTCACGTAAGTAGCGGCCACGTTTGTACTCCTTTCTAAGGGGGTCGGTGGGTGAAAGGGCTAGTCACCCACCGACTATTAGGGATTTATCAGGTTAGGTTAAAGCGCACAATTCCGTTAGGCATTTTGGCAATAGTGGCCATATAGCCATATATCGCAACTTGAACCTGGAGATTTGATACCACGTTTACAGACATATAAGCCTGTGGTGAGCGGTATACGGTAAAAGCCTCAGGTGCAAGGATCACAGCTGAGTCATCAATATTTGTAGATACTGCAAAGTTCTTATCTACATAAAGATCAAGACCAAGTACGTTGCCGCGAATAGAGCCAGGCTGTGTTAAACCGCCTGCGTTCATTGGCTGAGATGCTGAGTAAATTGGTCGGCCTGTTGAGTCTGTAGCGCCAAGTAATAGCTGCCATTGTGAAGGGTTAGCGATGTAGTTACTTGCAAAGTAACCGGTGGCTGTGTAAACCTTTTGCGCGGCATCAGCAGCAAAACCAATAACACCTGCAGATGTAGCAGCCTGTGTAGCACCTTGCTGACCAGCTGTAATCAAAGCTGCCAAGACTGTTGTATCAATAGTCTTTAGGTAAGCATTTTGTAGCTGTTGAGTAAGTTCAGCATAGAAGTTTGGATCTGAACGCTCTAGCAGTTCAATACTGATCGTGTTCATACCTGAGTACTTGTTTACTGTACCTGTTAGGTACTCAGTTACCATACCTGTATTTTCTACAGCGCCGCCTTCGGCTTCTACTGTAACTACAGGTGCAGTACCGGACTGACCACCGGCAGAAGTAACCAAAGAAGGTACTGAAATAGTCATACCGTTATTTGGTAGTACGCCCTGTGAGCAAGCGTCAATAGCAGGTGTACCAAAACGTGTGTTAGTAGCAAACTCGCTTAGGTACTGTATTGGTTTAAAAGCTGGGTTAGTAGTAAAGCTATCGTCTGCAGCTGTTACATAGAGCTTGGATTCATCGTTGCCTAGTGCAGCTTTGATTTTATGCTCTGTATATGAAGCCATATTTACGATAGGTGTACGGACTGTCTGGCTGTCTAGCACCGATGGTCGGATGATTTTGCGAGCTGCCTCAATAGGTGCAGCCGCTTCCTCAACTTCTTCCACGGTTGTTGTTTCGGGGGCTGTGGTCACAGCGGCCTCGCTTTCATTGGTTGTTGGGTTTGTTTCATCGTCTGGTTCGCTTTCGCTCGCAGCAATTTTGGACACGGCGGCCGACTGGAAGGCCGCAGACTCAACTAATGAGACTTCGCGGAGTACAGCCGCCGTGACTAGGAGATAACCGTCTTTATGGGGCTTTGAGGCTGTTACTTCAACCCCAACGGATAAGCCATCCATAAGTTTCTCCTGCGCCAATAAAATTGCATCTGTACCGCGTGTGGACTCACTAATTTTAAAACTTGCATACATACCCGTACCGTTTGACTCCATAGAAGTCATACGCCCAATGGGCTTAGTACTGTCGTGCGACATAAGGAGTTTAATTTTGTCTACGTTAGGCACCGAGATACTGCCCTGTTGAAATACAACTTTGCCGGCGCTGGTATTACCAACTTCTCCGTAAGGTGCGACCTTGCCAGCAATAACTCGCGTATCTGAGTTACTAGCTTCTATTGCACTATTAAAGGTTAATATCATTGTTATTTTCTCCTGCTCCATTAGGTGCTAACTGTTCATCTGCTATTGCTTGATCTACTGTAATTAAACCTAGGTTTAGCATTTTTTCTATTGCATCTAGTCGGGTCATTGTGTCGGCGCGTAAAAACGTTTCGTCTATTGCAAAACGCACAATATTTCCGTGCCGCGTAATATCATCCATAGATAAGCGGTTTTCAATAGCGCTTATGTAAGGTTGTAATGAATAAGCCACAAACTCTTTACGGCCATCTAAAATATTTTGGTAAGTCATACTGTTATTCATATCGGCGCTTATGTAATAAGCCGGTACGTTCATTGTGCGCGCTATCTCTGTTGCAAGATATTGTGAAGCTTCTGTATACATCATATCTTTTGGACTAAAGCCAATATTTTGCGCTTCTAAAGTGGAAGTTAAATATGCAGTACTACGCGCCTGACGGCTAGCCTTCCAAGCGGAAAGGATGCCTTGGATCTGAGCCTCGGGAAGATCGGCACCGTTATTTTTAATAACTGTAGTAGCCATTGGAGTAGCTGCGGATACAGCTGCAGCCTTTTGTATATCTAAAGCTGCTTGGAAAGTACGCGCACCTGTAGCAAGTACCCCAGGTAATAAACTTTGAAAAGTAACTAACGATCCAATACCGGACATAGGCACAGGCTCACCGTTAATTGAGTACTGCTCAACTTCTGTACCGTATTGGTTTGTGGTTACGGTAACGCGAGTATTTTGAATAAATTCAAATCCGCTAGGGCGGCCATCGTCGGCGTAGAGACTTGTAACACGCCAGTAGGCCACCGAATAGAATAAAAGTGCATCAACGGTGGCGCTTATCATTACGCTACGTGGCATACGTATATCAGGCTGTTCTAACCACAGCGGGCTTTCTAATTCTTTACCGGACTTTTTATTGTAAAGTTCTAAATCAATACTTGAAATAACGCCGCAAATTAAATTACGGCAACGTGATACGGATGCAACTTGGAGCGCAGTATTACGATCCATATAGCCAGCGCCGTAGCCAGCGCCAAAGCCTGTGTTATAGCTGTACATCCCAGCGCCATAACCGCCGTCTAAAATTGCAGGGGCGTACTGCGCCTCTATGGCGTTATCTTTGGCTTTAAAGCCCAGCGTTTGCAGTAATCCCATAAAGGGATTTTTTCATTTAGTCAAGCATATTAAGGGAGCGTGTCGGCGTGTCTAACTGTAGACCTTAGCCTCACTAACTGGCCGAGTCAGGTGACTTACCAGCATCGCCATAGCAATAGGAGCAGCTACCGAGCCGCCTATGCTTTTCTTTCTGACTATTCGCCATCCATTATCACGGCTAGAGCTAGCCACGTTTAGCATCTGAGCCGTTAGCTCGGCCTGTGAAGGATCAGGGCTATGCACTAACCGCTTGTTATCTATGGCATCTTTAAAAGTTGAGCAGGCGGTGTAAAACTGCGCACCTACTACAGCTTCTAATCCCAAGCCACTATTTTTTAATCGCTCAGCTATTGCAGCCGTTGTATATGAGTCGTACAGCACCATACGCGGGTGCCACTTGTCGGCTTTCTCTTTGATATCTACAGCTATCTGTAACTCATCTACTGCTACTAGCGAAGTCCAAGTTTTAAGCAGCTGCAGACCAATACGGCCATCGGGTAGGAGCGATCCGGCAACTAATGAGGCGGAGCGGCGGGTGTGCGGGTCTACGTCAAAGGCAAACATAGTCGGCAACCCTGGATACATCTGCATATCGGCATCGGCCAAATCTTCCCAGCTGCCAGGTGTCCAAGGTGAAGTTAAACCGGTATTTACCCATTGGCACAAAGTCTCGGTACGAGCTGCGACCACCGTAGAAGTAGCAATAGTTTCTTCTACAGCTTCTTCGCTAATTAAAATACCAAGTGAAGGGTTAGCCAAGGCCCAAGCCTTACGATCCCAAATATCACAATGCTCCGGTGCGCTGTACTCGTAAAAGCCTAACGACCTTGGCGGCTTGGCCAACGATCGCTCACGCATATGATTTAAAACTTCGCTTTCTATAGTGCCAGCGTTAGAAGTGTAAAAACGCTGTGAGTTAGTCCGTGTAAGGGTCGTACTCTTACTAGCATCCATCGCGGCCTCGTTTACCTCACGCAGCTCATCTATCCAAAGTACATCGGCTGTAAGGCCGCGGCTAGAGTCCGAATTAGCAGCTACGACTTCAACCTGCGCACCGGACTCCAAGATAATGCGCTCGTTACCGTTAGTTTTGCGCCAAGCCTTTTGAATATCACCGCCAAGTACCTGAACACGCAGAAACTCGTTACGGTCAATAATATTGGCAATAATCTCTAGCGATCTAATAGCCATCTTTCGCTGTGAGGACATAATCAAAATATTCTGCTCGCCAAAACAAAATAGCCCAGCTAATACGCGCATACGCATCATATGAGATTTACCGGACTGCCGAGCGCAGCAAAATAGGCTGGACTTCTTAATAAACATCCCATTTTTATCTATGGCACACATATCGTTAAGTATTAGTTCTTGCCAGGGGAGTAGGGGTTGCCCGATCTTTTCTGCAAGCTCTTTTATCTCACCGCCGCGTGTAGGGCCTTTAATCCAAGGTGTGTGAAGCCGTGGCTGTATAGCCCCCAGCAAAGGTTTTTTAGTTCGGCTTTTAGTGGCTGGCATTACTTTCCATCCGAGCAGGATCGGGGGAGTTCGTGGTCTGTACTGGCTGTTTTCGGGGAAAAAGGTTTTAA